TTATACGAGTCCGAGTAACTGTTTGAGATAATCAATATTATGCTCACCAAAAAGATTGTATACATTTTCAACGCCGTTATTCGTTTCTGCCCATTGTACCGCTTGTGCTGTTGTGAAACCCTCTTGTATTGGATTCATCAATCTTATGTATCTAAAATTGTTACCATCTTTTGCGGCCTGCAAAGCAGCATATTTATTATCCGCATGCAAAAAACCCATACCTCCGCCTAAACCTAACGGGCCAGTTAATGTACCACCGGATTTGTCAAGTTTCTTTTCATCCAACAATTTGCCCTGTCTTGCATCTAATACCTTTCCGTCATCTTCCGTTGTAAGATTGTTTGCAATATCAAAGTCAATCATGCTATGCCAATACTCACCATTTGCACTGCTCGGCTCGACGCCGGACACAGTTTTCTTTGCAAGCCAAGTAGTCCCATTGTGGCTAACCATATCCAACATTTCATAGGTTGCGTTCGGGTCATACGCCCCTTTGGGCATAATTAAAATTCTTCCTGCTGATGCCATAATTTACTCCTCCAATTCTGCTTTAGGCATTGTGTATGTCATTGCCTGTTTACTATCAGAAACGCCTTTAGTAGTAGGGTCAACAATGGCATTAAAGCAAGATACCACTACCAACGAAAGCACATAGGGATTTTTCACTGCTTCAAATAATACATCACCCACTACCTTCCAAGAGGTTAAATCTGCCGCCGTAATGCCAAAATACCCCAAGATGGGTACAAGAATGGCAAGGCCAATTTCACCCCAAAACCAAGGATTTTTAATTCTTACTTTCCAGTTAATTTTCATCATACTTTCCTCCTTTAATTCGGTTGATGATATTTTTCTAATTTATCAATACGCTTGTGAGCGTTTTTACAAGACTCTTCGACTCTTGTCACTTTGTCATAAAAGGGTTGTAACTCTGTGCGGATGTCTCGATATTCTTTTTTTAAATCATCTACTCCAGCCTTGATATATCCAAGTTCGGTTAAGACGATGCCACCTTCTTTTCCGCTTTTTGCATCATCAATTTTTTTGTTCCGGAACAATGCCACGAAACCAAAGACCATACTCAAAACGCATCCGACCGCACCTATGACGCCAAAAATGATATTCTCCATTACATTCACCCCCTTGTAATAACATTGTATTCTTCAAGGACTTGTTCAACTAACTCTTTGATATTGTCCTCGATAGAATATACGATGCCATTAACAATTAATTCTCCGGTTGTTTCATCAACATTAAAAGAATACATGGGGCTAACATATTCCAATTCACCACTTGCAAAATTCATATTGAAAGCGGTATAGATACCGTGTTTTCTAACTTCACTTAAAAACTTTTCAGCCTCCGCTCTTGCTCTATCAGAGTTTAAGGCGGCACTTTTCGATACGGTGGAATAATACATTGAATTATCGGTGTCTTCTCCATCTCTTACTCCGGTGCCTCCTCTTGCAAAAGATTTAGACATAACAGACTCGCCGATAACAATAATATCTTTTAAAGCATCACTTTCATAAATAGTCCCATCTGCATAATAAATAGTGAATACACAGTCAGGGGAGAGGACAATTCTCTCAATCCTTGACTCATACACACCATTGGCCTTTGCAATCGCATCTTCAAGGGCAGTAAATGTTGTGGTTTGTTCTGCACCCTCATCATCCGTGCCACTTTCTGATACCTCAACAGCAAACTTTGGAGAGCCAAGTGTACCTGTGGCTCCGGTAGGACTCGTTTCAATGAGTTTAAGTTGCATTTCTGTAATGCCACCTTCAACAATAGGTAAAACGTCATAAATAATCGTGTTGCCTTTAATCGAACATTTATTGATGCTTGGCTCACTTGCCGAGGGGCTTGTAATATACATCATTGCAACAAGTTTTTCCGATGTTAAATCTATCGTATCACCGTTTGCCATTAGATTGATTTCAATTCTTCTTGCCATGTTATCGGCAGTCTGAAAGCCCTGCAATATGAATTGAACACCAGCCTTATGCACATCAAGTGTTTTTCTATATACAATCCTTTCCATAGGTTATCCCTCCTTATTCTATTTCATTATAAATATAGTGGGAGATTATTTCTAACCTCCCACCACCTTTTTGAAAATTATTCAAAGATTTCGTCTAACAATTCTTCAAATTCCTCTTTTGTGAGGATGCCTAAGAAACCAAGCGTTGCCATAAGGTCACGATATTGATTATATCCAGCAATACCGGACAAATAGGAAATTGTTTTTAAAGACTCCTCTATTGCTTTGCGAGATGCACCTTCTTTTCCTGAAAATGCTTTTTCCCAATATCTTGCCGCTTTAAAGAAACTATCCATCCACACCGTTTCTACTCTCGATGATGAATAACCTTGTGCATAATTTAGTGCCTCTTTGATATAAGGTAACTTGCCGATTATTGCCCAATCTAATAAGAAATTAGAAAGGTACATTTTTAAGTAATCTTCAAATTCTTTCTCCTCCTCATCATCCCTATAGGCTTGAATGGCGGTAGCCAAAATTTGAGAAAAGGCAGATGTTACAGTATATATGGTTAATGCTCTTGCGATTTTACCACCGTTTCTTTTTAAAGAACCTTTTTTACCATTTTTTCGTACATCAAGATGTGCCTCAACAAATGACTCACTCACAATGTTGTAAGCAACAGTAAGTTCACTTGCAAACATTGTTAATGATTTTGCCATTCCGTCAGGGCTTCGCATAACCTCACTTCGTGTCAAAGGTGAGTCTACCACCTGTGTTTTGTAAACTATCTCTCTTAACCTTTTTGCAACGGCCTCATGAAATTCATCACTGCCAACCTTGAGGTCTTTTCGAGTGTCCCTAATTTCAAATTCACATGCATTCCACAACATACCCCAAGTAAATTCATCACCTTTTTCGGCGCCTTTAAGTGACCATTCAATTAATTTATCTCTCAAAGTTTCTTCGTGTTTAATTCTTTTAGACATATTTCTTGAAATGTCAACATCAAAATTGCCTTTAGATTTCCATAGTGCAATACCGGAGTATTTCTTTGCTTTTTCTCTACCTTTTTTTACACCAAAATCTTTGATATAGAATAGAGATTTCATTAAGTATTTAGGAGAAATTATCAATGCTGCTTTAGGATATGCTGTTATCTGAAGTGCAGATACACTTAAACTATTACCGACCATTGCTATCTTTGTATTTTTGAAAATACGGCTTATAAATCCTAATCGTGAGGACTCGTGTTGACCATTTAAATCGGTAATGAGTTTTTCGATATAAGATGTCGCTCCTTCACCAAAGGCATTTTGCAAAGATTTGATTACGCCTACTTCCTCACCCTCAATGGTTTTTGTGTGGTAATTGTACCATCTAACCATATCATATACAGGCAATGCATAAGCGTTGTAAATGGCCATCATTGTCATGTGGTTGGTAAACACATCGAAAATGTCACCGATTTCAATACTTTGTGTTGCATTCGGATTTCTTGATTTTGTAAATCCATAATTGAGTATAGAGAAGAAATTTGTTGTGTTATTCTTATCGGTATTCAATTTTTTAATCGATGTAGGTGTCACTGTGATGGGGAAATAGTTCTCGATGCCAAACTTTTTGATACCATACAACGCCATACTCACCGAATCACCCCAAGATGAGCCTTTTTCATTCATGAATTTTTGCAATTCATCAGCAATATGTTTTTGGTCTTCGCTTAACTCTCCGGTGATTTTAGCAATCAATTCTTTTGTAAGTACAGTGTTTTTTCTATCACTTTCAGTACGGCCTTTGTGTTTAAAACCTTTAATGGTGAAACCTCCACCATCCAATTTGTTTCCTTCTTGGTCTACACCCAGCAAATGCCTTGTGGCATCTTCTTGTTTTGCAACAGCATACAGGGACATCATATATGACACAGGCATTCTAACGGTCTTCTTCTTTCCGTTAGGCATATCTAAATCAAATGTCCGTACATCCTCTCGCCATTTTTTGATTTCTTTCTCCTTGCCCCTGAATAGCTCAGCGGTAAATCTTTCAACCTCATCTTGGAGAAACACAAGTTTATCTTGTGCATTTTGCAAGGCCTCAAAGACTTTTTGGGCGGCAGTTCCCATTCTTCCAAATGCATTTACAGGTAACAAGTTGCTCCACGAAAAGAATTTTTTGAATCCTTCTGCCGTTTCGCCTCTCTCAACGTATTCCCCTAAAGCATCATTTTCTTCAATAGTCTGCATACCAAGGTTGGCAATACCTTCTTTGTGTGTAATGGCGAGTGCCTTGTCAACTTGAGTTGCCCAATGATTAATACTCTTAACCATTGCATTAAGTGTATTCAAATCATCAATGCTCATGTTTTCCAAAACAAAACCATTGTCACCAAATTTTTTCTCAAGTGCATCGATTGATTTAAGTAAACCATCTTTGCCTTCAACACCAACAATCTTGTCAGCCAAATCTAAATCCAGCATTGCAAGACTTAAATCGTTTGCAACCTCAAGCGTTGAGAAAATTTTATTGCCCTCTGTGAACATTTTGCTTGCTTCCCATACAGCATCTTTTAACGAGACGTTTTCATCTGCCATAGCCTTCACTTTGCTAAATGCTTCATCTAATGCGATATCTTTTTGTGTTGGAGTCCATTTGTATCTTCCACCCCTCATGCCAAGCCACTGTTTAGATGAAAAGTCAAGAGAAGCGATAAGGTTAATTACCACAGGTTTGAGAGGCTCAGGGATGTGAGTTTCTTTTGAATTAGTCAAAAGTTTCTTGTTCAAGGATGTTGTTGTACTCAAGATACTCTGCATCAAGGTTTTACGTTTGGCATTTTCACGGTACTTATCCATTCTTTCCTTGCCGAGTTTTCTGACTTCTTGAATTTCCTTCTCTTTGCGTTGACGGATATTCTTGATAATCTCATTATACTTGGACTTGTCGGCCTGCTTTTGCTTTGCCAATCGTTCTTCGTAATTATCACGAAGTTCCTTCATTGCCTTGCGGTGGTCAAAGTTTAACAGTTTTATTTTTCTGTCATATTTATCAGCGGTAGACTTGAAGATAGACACGTTCCAATACTGATTATAGATTTCATTTGCGAGCCATCTTCTCATATCCTCGTTGTTTAAGTTGTCGAAAGTTTCACTACCATCTCTCACGTCATCGTAAATTTCCAACAACCTGATGATTTGGTCACCTTCCGTTGTTTCTGCATCAAACAAACCGGGATAATCATTAGACCATACACTCCATTGAGAGTCTAAACTCATGGTGGCATCATTAGAAACGTTAAGTTTACCAAACACAACCCTATTCCAACTCTTTCCGTAGGCGCTTTCAAGTTCTTGTTTTTGCACATCACTCAAAGAGATTTTTTGAGTACGAATTTCTTCTAATACCGTTTTGAAATAATCGTCTTCAGCAACCTTATAAGGTCTTGACTCTTTAAGAATGTTTTGGGAAACACCATATAGTCTTGCAAATAAGTCTTCCCATGTAAGTTCTTTAGAAGTAGCGATATAGGTATAAACATTATTAAGTTGTTTAACCAACTCTTCTTTTGAGTAATTGCTATTGGCAAGTTTGCGAATATGTCCGGCAACTGCATCTAATTGATTACTATTAAAGGTTGTGCCTCCGGTGACTTTTCTTTCAAGGTCGAGTCTTTCTTTTAACCTCTTAAAATCTTCAAGGAGTTTTTCATTTTCCTTTTGGAGTCTTTTGTTCTCACCAGCTAAATCATAAACGGTTACTTCCTCATCAATGTCAGAGTAACGAATGTCGGGGTTGTTTGTAGGATTTTTATTTGTCGTTTCTTTAATCTGTTCGGGTGAAAATGCGACTGCAACATTCCTATTTTCGCTTAATACTCCATCAACACCTAAAATGCTCACAACATTTTGTAAAAAGGTTTTTGTTTCTCCTGAATATGCATAACTCAATCTCTCATAAACATCTAAATCAAAGTCTTCGCTTTCATAGTCCAACTCAATACCTAACTTATTGCAGAACTCCATCAATGTATTTTTTGTTAGTTTTTTACTTGTATCGGTAATAGGATTAGTGATATTCAAGTAAGTTTTTAAGGGATTTTTATATGAGTATTGCAATTCTTTCCCTGCCATAAAGTAAAAACCAAATCCAAGTTTATTATCTTGAGATATAAAGTCGGCATCAAATGTAGTAAACTTCGCATTTGTTCCATGATAACAAACAAGCAAATTACCCTCTGAATCCCTGACTTTAGAATAAGCAAAGAAATCTTGTTGCTCTTTTGAAAGTTCATTACCTTCGGAGTCTATGTCCGAATACCTAATATCAGGGTCATTTGTAGGATTGAGATTATCTGTTCTTTTGGCTTGTTCAGAGTTGAAGACAATATAATGAGTAGTGGCTGGCGTCATACCCTTCATATTCCTAAATTTATGTGATACAGTGTGGTCAATTATGCCATCATATCCCATATCTTCAAGTGCCATACGGATGAGTTCATTCAATGCGAGGTTTCCATCTTCATCTTGAATATCCTCGAAAATATTGTTTTTGAGCATTTGTATAGCATCTACAAGGTATAAACCACCATCATAAATTCTATCTCCCAAAATAGACCAATAATCAGGGCTTCTCCAAACATCGAAATTGCTCTCATTGTTTTGCAAAGCCTCAACAAAGTCAATCAATAAACCTTCTGGTTCTCCGTATTCATCGTATTCCTCATCATAACTTTCCTCATAGTCAAGGTATGTACCGTCTTCTCTATTAAAGAGTTCAACAGGATTAGTCATGTTGAGGTAGGCTTTAATGGTGCGTGGTTCAGCGGTGATATATTTTTCTCTTGCTGCTTCAACCGCATCCTCATGGCTTTCAAACTCATCATCATGCATATCCGCCCAATGTTCGATTTTGTTTACTAAATCTGGGCCTTCCTCATTTGCATAGTTGTTTTCAACATCTTCCGGTGTGTTGGTAAAATAAAATCCTCTACCAAAATCACCCTCGGAGTTTCCAAAATCTCTATCAAATATAGTGAAATCGGCAACGGTACCGTGATATACGGGAATTAAAGCACCATTTGAGTTTCTCACCTTACTATTTTTGAAAAATTCAATTTGTTCTTCAGAAAGTTCGTCACCATCGGCGTCAATATCAGAGTAATAAACATCCGGATTATTCTTGTCGTATGTTCCACGATTATCCGTTGCAGATTTTTGTTGAGTAGCTGAAAATGTAACGGTTTCAGTAGGAGTAATAATACCATCATATTTTGTGCCATTGATTTGATTAAACAACTCAATAGCAGCCACAAAATCTCCTATACAAGTAGCATTGATATCCTGCAAAACATCAAAATCCGATTTACCCTCAAATGACTTCATAAGGCTATCAACCGTTGTATATTCTCCATAGTTTTCAATACCATAGTCCTCATTTTGTGCTACTTCATTAAGAAACGCTCTTAATTGTTTTTTGGTTATTCTATGAGCGTTAGAGGAAGTATCAAGGGGATTTTTGATATCCAAATAAAAGGCTCTTGTGTTACCATACTGCCCACCATGAGAAACGCTATCCGTGAAATAAAAACCTCTGCCATAACTTCCGGGTTTTGACTTTTTACGGTCAAAAATAGAGAAGTTTTCAGGGCTTCCATGATACATGATTTTAGGAGTTCCATCAGCATTGACAACCTTGCTTGCCTTTTGGGGATTGTTTTGCCAATCACCAAACCAACGTATAAATTGCTGGCTTTGTGTAAAATTGGAAATTTTCTTATTGACTTTCAGACCAATATCACGTATAATGACATTAGAGTTATGAGTATTTAAGGCTGTCGGGTAATTGGTACCCTCACTCTTAAATATCTGCATGGCTCTTTTTTTATCTAAATAAAAGAAACCAATCTCCCCAATGTTTTCTTTTGCAATTGCTTCTTGGAGAATTTCTTTCATAGAGTTCTTGTCAAAATATGTTGCAACATGGTTAGAGTCATATCTTTTATTTCCTAACTTAACCTCGGCATCAATTTCAATAGGAGCGATAACTCTTTTTCCATTAACAACAAATTCAACCACCGCAATCACCTTATGTGTGCTTGCGGAATTTTTTTGTTGTTCTTGAGTAAATTCATGATGTTGTAATACCATAATTGGATTAGATAATTTCTTACCTATCTGTTTTACTGCATTTGCACCCAACCCATGATAATTAAGATTACTGTCATATCTGCCTTCTGCCATGGCCTCTGCCTTTGTTTTTGCAATGCTATAAATATGAGCAGGGGTTATTGTTAAAGGCAACTGATTTATACCTATTTTGGTTAAAGAGAGGGGAGTTCTTCCGATTACAACACCTCCGGTAATACCATGGTTTTTACTTGCCAAGATTTTATCTACGGCATTTTCATAGTCTATCTGAAATTGTTCCTGAGGAGTAACATAATCAATATCTGAATTTTCGGTGTCGATATCTACCTTGGACTCCATGATAGCCTTGTCATTGACACCGACCTTTTTCATAGCAGCATTGGATTTAGCAGATTGCCTTAACATTTCATCCCACTTTTTGGAGATGGCATCAAGGTCTTTTGCCAACGCTCTCAAGTCTTGTGCTTCCGGTGCAGAGGAGGTGAGTTTAGACAAGACATTATTAATCCATTCCTTAATGTTTTGGAGGACTTCTTTAATCTTATCAACAAATTGTTTTTGCTCGTTTTCAGTTAAAGACTCAAAGAATTTCTTGCCTTCTTCACTCATTGCAAGCATATCTTCACTTGCTCGAGCAATAACCTCACGTCTTGCCTCTTTTTCGGTTATCTCTCGGGGCTTTCTATTCTCTTTTTCAGCCCTCTTATTTTCGGCTATTTGTAGAAGTGTTAGTCTACGCCCAATTACATCCGCCTCATTCATTCTACCTGATGTCAAAGCATCCATAACCATTTTGTCATATTGAGCATATAGTTCCGGAGCCTTTTCTTCCATCCAATGTGTGACTTCATGTGCAACGGTGCTTATAATGAAATGTGAATTGTCTTTTCTGCCCTTTGTATCGGCAGATTCCACTCTTTCGACAAGGGCTGTGATGTCAATGAACATGGTGTTACCTTGTCTATCATATTGACCGGTAAAACCATAATCTCTACCATTTGTTACAAGTTGAACATCCATACCGGCAACCTTGGTAGAAAGGCCTGAAATATAGGCAATGGTCGATTTAACATTGGGATGTATGTCTTTCCAATTTATCTTGCCTTTTGCTCCGGTATTGTCGTAATCAATAACAGAGTCATCAATCGTACCTTTAATTTCCAAATTGTCACCCTGCTCTTGAATTAAAGCATTAAGGCGCTTTTGTTGTGCCATTTTAGGATTAGTGACAACAGATTTATATATAGAGTCTACTTGTGTTGTAGAGAGTACACCACGATGTTCCAAAATATAATCTTGGCTATAATCGTTTTGTGACAGAGCTACAACGAGATTGAAAGAGTCAGCATAGTCCCCAGCATTGGAACGGCCATCATCCACCATACGGAAAAGATTAGCCTTCGCCTCGCTCTCTTCTTTCATACCATTGGCAAGGTCATTGATAACCATTTCTCTTTCTGAAAGAGTGGACTCGGGACTTTCTTCAACTTCGTTTTTAGAGAGTGTCTTTGCGACCTCTACCGCCTTGTTCTTTGTATTCATTTTTGAAAGGCGATTGTAGGTGGTTTCGGCATCTGCCTTTTGTTCCTTTGTGGCTTTCTTGGATAATGCAAGGGAAACAGCATCGTCCTCCGCAATGCCATACAAATTACCCAACTGTGCATCGGTGATATTCTCCGCATTGATGCCTCTATTGGCATATTCTGTGTATGCCTTGTATGTATCAGACTCTTGAGGAGTCATAGAGGCAATGTTCAACACATCGGCAATACGTTCGTTGTCTCTAATGGTTTGTCCTTGGCTTTTGTTTTCGGCATTTGTCTTGATGGCGGCTACACCAATTTGAGGTCCGGCATGAACACCACCTGAAATATAACCACCAAGAGTATCATAGGCAATACCCTCAACAGATTTTACCCATGCCGCTTTTGTTGCATCGTCTTTACTCATTCCATTTGCCATGTATTCTTTAACCATGGCGTTGAAGTTGCTTTTATCTTGCAAGACAAAATTATCTGCTACTTGTCCTACAAAAGACGAGAATGTTTCTTCTAATGCTTCAGACCAGCCCTGTTTATTAAGGAGTTTGAAAAATTCTTTCGTGCCTCCGTTTTTAAAGCCTTTTAGCAGTATTTTTCTTATTTCATTTGCAGAGCCAAGTTTAAGAAGTTTTTCTGCACCAATGTTTTCAGATATACCCTCGGCAGCACCTAAAATTGTACCATAGAGAATGGCCTGTTCTTCGGATGCACCTCTTGATAGGGCATCATCAACACCGGCGGCAGCTCCTTGACCAAAATAGGAAACCAAAGTACCTACACTACCAAGAGTTTTGGCAGAAACCGCACTTTGAGCAATGCTTGTTCCTAAACCATAAACATCACCCCAACCTTTACCACCAATGATAGGGATATTCTCGTTAAGAGTTCCGTAGTTCTCATTGAGTTCGGTGGATATTCCTTCGGTTACTGCTTGTGAGTAATCAAAGGGAGTTAAACTTGGCTTTTGAGTAATTGTACCTCTTGCGCTCGTTTCAATAAGATTATCCACGTAGTCGGTAAGTCCCAAAGGGGCGGTGGCAATGGCACCGGCAGTATGTAAGGCACCGGACCAAAAGTTATCCGTTGCAGAGTCAACCACACCAGCCTTTTCTTTATTAGCCTTTTTCTCTGCAATTTGATTGTTTACTCCAATTGCATATTCATAGGCTTTTTCAGGGTCGGTTAAATAATACGCACCGAAGATATGATTTTGTTCTTCATTCCATTCTTCCGTTGGTTTCTTATAAGAGTCATCGTTTTGGTAATCATAATAGGCCGTGTTGATTGCTGTACCCATAGGGTCTTGGCCTGTTGTAATAAACGCTCTTGAAACAATATCTCCAAAACTCGACCCGTCTTTTGACTTGGATGCTTCTTCATCAGCAAGATACTTTTCAAAGCCTGTAATACCTTCTTGGGACTGTGCCATTTCTGCGTGTTTTTTGTTTAGTTCTTCTTGTTCTTTGAAAGCCTTTTTGTCATCATAGAAAAGTTGTTGTTCGGCTTTTTTGTTTTCAAGTTCCTTGATTTGACGCTCATAGTCGGATGATTTTGTTTGCCATGCTTTGTAAGGTTCAACCTCACTAAAGCCCGGTCTATTATAGTTGGATGAAGAGGGGAGATACCCACCACTTGCCTTATAGTCATTGTCGAATTTATCTTTTTCGGCTTTGAGGTGGGCAATTTGTTCATCAAGAGTTTTAATCTCACCTTCATGTTCTTCAAGGCTTTTAAGAGTATTAGTCTTATAGGCATTGAAAGAGTCAGCATCTTTGTATTTACCATATGTTTCAGAGAGAGAGTCCCAATCTTTGAGTACGGCATTATAACTATTTGCAAGGTCGGAAACATCAATAGCATCCTCTCCTCCAAACAGTTTTTGATATTCTTGGAATGCGTTTACTCTCTCTTTCATTGATTCAACGGTAGAACGAGTATTTGTCATGGTTTCTTGAGGTTGCCAGCCCTTGTAAATGTCATCTACCGTTGTGCCTACAGATTTAAGGTCATTCTCAAAAGTATCAAGTCTGATTGAGGACTCTAAATCTTTTTTGGTATCAGTAAAATCATAGTTTGACTTTAATATTTCATCATAACTTTTTTTCTTTTTGTTGGCATAACCACCATAGGAAGTGTTGGTTTCTTTCAAAATTTGCTTAAATGTTTTGGCCATAACAATACTCCTTTATTCTGTTATTCCGTAATACTTCACCAAATAGGCAACCTCTTGCTCTGTCAATTGTCCGTTGTTATACTGCTTTTCAATCACATCGGAAACATATTGATTGTAGTTGTCATAGGATTTTTGTTTACCATCTACAGATGTTGTATAACCTCTTTTTGCTAATTCGTTAGAAGTTAAAATAGAAGCTTTGAACGTATTTGTTCTACTACTCTGACTTGCTTTTTGGTCTTCAGGACTCATATAGCCAGCATACTTGTCTTCCATTTCTTTAATAATACCCTCATAGTAGTCGGTTTTATTTGAATTAGAAACCTTTGTTTGCTCGAGGCCAAATTGTCTTTCCCATTGAGAATCCGCAACCTTGTCACGCTCTTTTTTGTAATCAAGTTCCGTCTGTTTCCACCAATCTGTATTTTGCATACCCGCAAGGTTAACGGCACTATTAACTCCATCAAGCCATGTCTGATAACCCTCTTTATATTTTGTGTCATAATAATCAGCATCAACCAAATAGGTGTTATATAAATTGTTGCCAATTTGAGCATGTTCGTTAAGTTGAAGGTTGGCAGAATTATAGGCATTGTTAACGCTGGTTGTGTACTCGTTAAATGCGGTGTTGTATTGCCAATTCCTATCCTCTACTCCGGCATTATAGGAATCAATAAGTCTTCCATATTCCTGATTGTCAAGAGTTGCAGCCATGTTAAACTGTTGCAACATCTCATCACCTTCCATTTGGTAAGCCTGTAGCGCCATATTGTAATACTCCGGAAGGTTATTATAGGCATCCTCAATAAAAGAGTTGTAGGCTTGATTTCCGGCGGATGTTGCGTATGTGCTACCATAACCACCAGTCAATGCAGATGCTTGGCCAATGGTGTCTTGCATGGCCGTTTTACCACTTCCCATGGCAGAGGCAAGAGCCTGTTGGAAGAGTTGGTCTTCACTCACATCGTACTGAAAATCCTCTCTATTCATGTACTTGTTGAATAGCGACTCCACTTGGTCGGTATAAGATGTTCTTCCACTTCGGATTTGCTCAAGCTGACTGCTTAAAAAATTGTTAGCATCGACAACAGATTGTGGAACAACAAATTGCTGGTTTAATGCGTCCCACGTACTCTTGTCAATAATGTCTGTGTTACTTGCCCAATCCTTGTATGCATTACCACTATTGATTTTGTTTGTTTCCAATTGTTTTACATCGTCGCCCGGTGTAAATGTGGAGTTGATTGTATCAACCAACGATTGGTCAACGCCTGCAATCTTTGGTGTGTTGTTTGTTACTGCCTTGTTGTTATTTGATGCCGGTGCATTATTGGTCTTCGGTGTATTTTTTGCGGTATTAGTACTTGCGGGCTTATAAGTGCCGTCAAGCATTTGATTTACAACCTTTTGAACATCTGAATACTGATTGCCCAAGGCTTGCTTTCTTGCATCACCATTACCGTAATTTCCTTTGATTACTTCCTTTGCGAGTTCTTCTACACTTTTTGCGAATAATTGTAGTTTTAATTTTCCCATATTGTTCACCCCTTATGATGTTGTGTATTCTAAATTGCCAGTATTAAAATTAACTGAAAACTCTACTTTTGGTGTTTTGCCGTGTTTTAAGGTGTATTGCTTTATCTCACCGCTTGCATCTTCAATAGCATAGACGTTAAGCCCTTCATCCACCGCCTCTACGGACTTGATATATTCTTTTGGAGTTGCATCTTCAATCTTATCGTTAAAGGCCGGAGAATTAATGACATCTGCCACCGTAATGGTTTTGCCTGCCACCTGTTGAAATTGGTCATCCGTTTCCTCTATGGTTTTTTCTACCTCTGCACCTAATGAGTTGAGTGTTTCCATCAGGTCAGAAGATAGGTTGTCCGCTCCAATGTTTGTCAAGATGAACTCCAACGTTTCCTTAAACTGAATGAGATAGTTATTTGTCTGAAAGGATAGTTCCTCAATACTTGTGGCATTAATATTAGGGAACGGCAACATATCATACATTAGGTGTCACTTCCTTCCTCCAATGTCTTTGTGATAGAATGTATTTTACAACTGCCTTTTCCGGCCAACTTATACTTGAAATGGTCACATCGTTTTGGAATAATAGGAACGGTAAATGTCCTTGTGCCTTGTCCGTGCATATTGAATTTATGTTCCCACTCTCCGCTCGAATCATATTGGATATAAAAATCTACATTTGTGCCATAATCCAAGGTAATGCGTAGGTTAATTCTCGCCATATACTTGTTATCAGGTGAGGTGTAGCCAACATTCCCGGACTCTGCAAACCACTTAAAATCGCCCTCTGCGGCCTTTTCTTCGACATCATATAACAAAGTGCCTCTAATGGATTTCATCGTCTTGTCACCATTGTCAATGTAGTAGAGGTCATCTTTGTGAGTACAAAAGACAAGTGCCTCGGTGTTATCTTCTTTGCACCATATTCCATTTTTTGAGTCAAAGACAAATAAATGGAAGACATTGTTTTTGTCCTTCATAGAGATGTAGTATCTGTTATCAATTGTACCAGCAACAGCATCATAATATCTAACCTCTCCCAAATCGTCAGATATACTTACAGGTAGACTTCCGTTGTATGCACACACACTATTTGTTGACTTGTAGTATAAGGTTTCGTTGAGGATTGCAAGACTATGCTCCGAGCCTTTTTGTACACCTCTACACTTCGTTTCTTTTAACTGATGGCCACCGGTCCCACTCACAGCAATTTTAATCAGACTATCCTCTTTAAAGAACATAGGATATCCCAAATAGGTGATAGCACCGGTAAACTTACCATCTGAGCCAACTGTTGCAGCCCATGAGTCTGTTGAGATGCCTGCGAATACGTTCCAATTCTTCACGTCACCCAATTTACAACAATAGAGTTCGTGTCCGTCTTGAGAACATCCCCAAAGTCTGTTATTACACTCTGTAATAAAAGCCATATCCGGCACTTTTCTCTCAACCTTGAGGGCTTTATCATTCAAGGTATATGTTTTGTCTATAATACCTATAATAGTGATGGCATCATCGGTCTTATCTACTATTTGTGTGTTTGTGGAGATTTTTCCGTCATCTTCGGTATTTACAAATACATTCGATAACCCTTCGACATAGTCCAAGGTGATTTTTACACCGTCTTCTTTTTCAAACTCTTTGCCAATACCACTTGCAGAGATTTGAATATATGTTGTTGCAACGGTAAGCCATGTTTTTGTTGTGGATGCATATACCTTGAGTGCAGACTTACCATTTTTAACACTCATCATATAATCACCGTCTTTTGGGTCGGTGCTTTCATAATGTGCAGCATCATGCCATGTAATTGCATCACCGTTTACATCACACAGAGAAATAGTAATGGCTGTTCCACTTGCTATCTCTTTTGTCTGCTCCATATACCCACACTCACCATTGTCGACATTGAACCAAATTCTATCGGGCATAATGATTACATAAGCACCCATTTTAGCCAAAGTTTTTTTGCCAACAGGGGAGAGGGTTACACCATTTAATGCTTTCTCTACTCCGTTTACATAAAACTTCCCGTTATCCACCCACATAAGCTCTTCTTTATCAAGAATGCCTTGGGGATTGGTAAACTTCCGTACAATACCTCTGTTTTGTCGAGGGGATAAAATAGGGAAGTATAACGATGTCATATTTTCCATGTTGTAAAATTGCCCGTCTTGACAAGATAACTGATGATTATATCCACCAAAGGTTGTCATCATTTCTCTATACCTTGATGTTTCTTGTAAGATTGGAAAGAACATAATTTTTCCTCCTTGTTTGTTTTTATATATAAAAGCCACACACAGCCATGCTTATTTTGACCGTGTATGGCTTTTTGCGTTTGTCTTGATGAT